CAAAACTTAACGCAGAAGATCAAGGGACCTTTCCCTACGTCCTTCTGGGGACAGAATGGGTTGCTGCTGGAGACTGGGGCTGGCGGGCCGTTGCTTCTTCTGACGATCACCGCCCCGATAACACCCCCGCAGGCCCCAGTTTTGGCATCGCCCAGTTAAGCAAAATAAATTACTACCAGTCTTACCATTCACAGACAGGCGGTAAATCTCCTACTTGGCAGACAAAGGCTTGGCGCATTGGCTATTTTAGGCGACGGTGGCACCCTTTACATACACCTGTGCAAATTACGCCCCTTACAGGAGACGACGACTGGCACGAAGCTGACATATCTGGTATAGTAAGTGGCGCAGCAAAGATCGCGCTTGTAAGGCTATATTATATTTGGGGGGTAAGCGGAAACGCTATGGTAAGAAGTATCGGTAGTAGTAATCCCGCTTGGCATTTGCCCAGCATAACTACAAGATACCATCTTGTGACCTTATCTGCTGCTAAGAAGTTTGAATATAATATTGTGGACAATACCGTGCAACTTTGGGTATGTGGTTGGTTTGAGGATTACGGATCAAAAGTAGATATAGATACAGGAGAAGTAGATATAGATACAGGGGGAGTCAACGTAGGGGGTTAAGATGACGCTTAAAGAAAAGGTGAATGGACACAAGAAGGCAATAGCGATCTGGGGACTGTCTATTACGGTGGTTTTAGCTGTAGGTGGCGCTCAAATCACTTTTAACGGTAGGGTTATAGCCAATGAGCGCGATATTATTCATAACTGCGAGAATATAGAAGAACTTAAAAAAACGCCTGTCCAGATCGGCAAACTGGAAGAGAACGTTGAGGCCCTTAATGAGAAGTTTATAGATTTCAGAACCGAGCAACGGGTGGCTAACAGGCACATAGACAATAAGATAGACAAGATCTTAGAGGCCGTAAAATAAGGAGTGTAAGATGACAAGAGACGATATTATATCTACGTTTAGGCACGAAAACCCACGGATCACTACTAACGTATTGAGCAACGCTGTATTGTATGACTGGTGTATTGTGGGGGACAAGGACATATGCGCCAGGACAAGGTGCATTGTGGATCAAGACGGGACAGACATAACGCCATCAGAGAATGATACCTATGTGAAGATCAGCAGTTATATCCCTAAGTTTTACGATATTGACGAGTTTCCTGGGAGCGGTGTGTTGTATAACAGCAAGCGCATAAAGAGGAAAACTATGTCCGAACTTGATGAAGAGGCTGCAACCTGGAGAAGTAGGACGGCAGGGACTCCTAAAGCGTATTATCGCAGGGGAGACTACATATACTTTGATCGGCCTATAGATAGCAACGCGTACACAGTCACGATATATTGTATTCTGGTGCCAAATGACTTTGACGCAGCCACAAAGACACCTTTTAACGAATTGGGCTATCTGGAGCCATTTCATTATGGGGTAGTTAAATACCTACAATGGCAGGCCAAGAAGAAGGTCGGCAAGGGAGACGAGGGAGAAGTAGCCAAAAAAGAGTATTTAGAATATATAGCTTATATGTACTCAATGATAGGGGGTGGTAGAATTGGTAAGATCCGTATGGTACCGCGTTATAACCGTTAGCCTTGTACTGCTGCTGGCTACACCTGTAATAGCCCAGGAGAAGATCTTTGTTTTGGACGACTTTAGCGGGGGTCTGAATACCAAGCTATCTCCGTATAGTCTACCCACAAAACAATGTACTGTGGCAGAAAATGTTAGGTTTGGAATAGATCTAAACGGCATAGAAAAAAGAGAGTTACTGTTTACTTATGGAACAGCAGACGCGTCTGAATCCATTACTGGTATGCACAGGCTTTACTTAACTGATGGGACAAAGTTGCTTATTGTCACCCACGGGGACGAAATAGAGACTGGTAATGACGATACGGGGGCCTTTACTTCTATCCTGGATCTATCAAGTGGCGATTATCGGTGGGACTGGACAACGTGGCACGATCTCGCTATTGGGACAGACGGGTATAATCAGCCTGTCAAATATGACGGATCTTCTGCGTCTGCTACATACCTGGGGTCTTTGCTGGCTACGCTTGACACGTCTGGAACTGGGCCTGCAAGTGGCGATTATTCTTACAAGGTTACGTTTTATACGACGTCTTATGAGGTCTTATTCAATGTGCCTTCTAACACGTTTACTGCAGATGGTAACGATGTCCTGCTAAGTATGATCCCGATAGGGCCCGACACATACGGTGGGGAAGATGTTACTGGGAGAAAGATCTACCGCACAAAAACAGGGGGCGCTACTTACTTTTTGCTTTCTAATGGAACCATAGCAAACAATACAGCCGTCATTCTTACAGACTCTGATACAGACCTTGAACTAACTGCTACGACTTATCCTGCTGGAGACGCAACTTGGCAGCCCCCCAAATGTAGGTATGCGCTTATTCACAAGAATAGGCTTTTCCTGGCTAATGATCCGACAAGTGGCCCTTCCAGGATCTACTATTCTGATGATGGGAGCCACGATCTTTTCCAGGCTACTACAAACTATTTTGAGATCCGCAAGAATGACGGAGATCAGATCACGTTTATTAAGAACCTGCTGGGCCTTCTTACAATAGGAAAGAATAATACTATACAGAAACTGTATACGAATGGAAGTACGCCTTCGGCTGACTGGGAGATCTCTGATCCGTTTAGCGTTGTAGGCTGCCAGGCCCCGTATTCTGCTACCAACTCTTACCTGGGACTTATATACCTGGCAGACGATGGGATCTACACCTTTAACGGGCAAAGATCGGAACTGATATCTGAGGCCATTACTCATGTTATAAAAGATATAGCCATACCTAACTTTACTGACTGCTGGGGGGTCTTTTATAAGAACCTTTATCACTTAGCTTATCCTAAAACTGGCTCTGTCAATAATGACAGGGTTATAGTTATGGATCCGATTACCAATGCTTACTCTATAGATCGGCTGGAGTTAAATGCCTACTGCACCTTTAATTCTGGGACAGATAGCAGGATCTTGTGCGCGGGCTCTTCTGCAGATGGAAAGGTATACACCTATACAGGATCTAATATCCACGAAGTTATCCATAGGAAACATACCGACTTTTCTGGCACGTTTGATGACGCCAGATATATCCCAGATGGGGCTCCCTACGGGGGCGATGACGAAAATCCTGTACTGGAATTGGCCTGGACAGAGACTATAGATGAAGTAGCAACGACTATTGATAACACAACGGGTAACATAGATAGGCCAGATACAGACGGTACTTATGTATCTCCAGTAATGGAATTAAACGCATATAGCCTTGTGCGGGCCTACTGGAACGAGTTTTTCCCTGTGACGGGGTGCGATGTAACTTTCCAGGTGAGGACAGGGAGCGATAACAGCCCGCCTGCAGGGGACGGGGCTGGATCTGGCTGGACAGCTTATTCTACGGCAGTTACCGATCCATCTGGATCTGATATCTCTGGCACAGCAGGTGACGATTTTGTTCAGTACAGGTTAAATCTTTCCACTTCGGATATAGATTATACGCCTTATGTTACAAAAGCTGCTGGGTATAATGTTAAGATGTCCTATACAAAAGCAGCAGCTACGTCTGAGGCGTCTGTCCCGATCCTTTGGACAAGCGGGTGGTTAGACTTTGACGCGCCTGCACAGGATAAGGTCTTGCGAGAGATCCAAACCTTTCATTCGGGCACGGCTGGCACCTTGACAATAACGCTTGACACCTTTAGCGGGGAGTCTGATAGCTTTGACATAGATCTTGCCACATACCCGTCTACCTACAAAGAGGGCTTTTCTACTGGTTATTTAAGGGGTAAACTTTTTAAACTTAGCATTTCAAATGATGATGCAAACGAGATAGGGATAAGCAGGATAATTCTAATTTATGAAGAGGAGCCGTTGATATGATATTAAGAATACTGTTGATATTGCTTTTATGCTCAACCGCCTGGGCAGGAGAGGTAATTGTAGACTATGAGAAAGAGAGCGTACCTGTACTAAATGACGCGCTCAAGAAAGTGCGAGACGGAACGGACATAGAAGAGGACGCGATAGGAGACGAGCAGTTGGCGCCTACAGGTGTAACGGCTGGGACTTATTCGGGCCTAACTGTTAATGAGGACGGTAGGGTTACTGCAGCGACAAGTGGCTTTCCTACTGGTGCTATCATAATGTGGAGCACCGATACTGCTCCAGACGGCTTTTTGCTCTGCGATGGATCTGTGGTGTCTCAAACAACCTATGCAGACCTATATGCCGTAATAGGCCATACCTTTGCAGCCGATCCAGGCGGGGGTAATTTCACTTTGCCGAATATGGACGGGAGATTTCCGTATGGATCTGACGAGGGCGCAGACGCTGGGGACGCGTGTGTGGGGTCGGAAGGTGGAAATACAACTTATACGGGGACTGACACGACTGTTAAGGTAGAGACAGATACTACGTCACAACAGTATCAAACAGATGGGGGTTCGGGGCCTGGATCAATAGGTGGTCACAAGCATACAATGATGCCCCCGTATTTAGCGGTGGCGTTTATAATCAAAACCTAAAGGGGGAAGAAATGAAGAGACTGTTAGTAACACTTTTGGTGGTAATGTTAATGGCAGGTAATGGGATATGCGCGGATCAATGGCTAAAGGGCCAGCTTGACGGTGGGGAGACTGTTTCGGATATTGATGTCCTTAATCAAGCAAATAACGCAGCCCTGGATCGTATGTTATGCCGATA